TTGTGCTTGTTCGCTGAACTCATTGGTTTGCTCTCCTCCAAAAAGGCTATCGTATTTTTCAATAATTCTCGACCTAAAGTCCAAAAAAAAACCTTACTACTTAATACTACATCCATTGGAGCATCTAACATTAATTCAGAATACTTATCACTTCCTTCATAGTCTTCAATTAAGTATTTATTACCTAATTTTTGTTTAATTGGTCTGTAAAGAATGGCCATACTTTTATGACTATCCTCCCAATCAACAATATAACCATCCAAGTCCATATACTCACCACTCGACATATCATTTAGGTTAGGTATAAATCCAAACTCTATACCATTTAATTTAAATATCGTTACTAAATCAGGTATCTTTTTAAATAATTCAGCAATCTGATTTACTGCATAATTTAAATCGTGCTGCTTCATCTTGGCCACTACAAATAAATCAACATTGCAAAATATCTGAACCATCTTTTGGTTTAGAAATGTGCCTTCTTCATTCTCGCTTGCTATCTTAACAAACTTCTGATATTGGCTTAATTTAATTTCACTTAATGATGTCGGAATTGATATTTTAACCTTCATAGTGTATAAACGTAAATTGTTTGTTTTTGTCTTAATAAATATGGTAGTTACCTTGATTTGGATTATCTAAATGGTATATAATGTTATATCTAATTGCATCTATTATATGATTCCAAGCATCAAGATAAAGTTTTGATGCCTTATTTAAATAAACATAGTTGTTAAACTCTTTGGCAATGTTTTGTGATTGTAAATCTACAATAATTTGATAGTCTTGCATTCGTATTATTCCCGATTCAATCGTACCTTTCTTAACTGGTTGAATGTTTATGCCTTGATATTTTAAATCATCAATTAATCTTGGCTCTGCTGAATCGGCAATGATTAAACCATTGTTACATTTCTCTTTTATTAGTGATGCAAGGATATGTGTCTTTAAACCTCTTTCATAAATTACTTCCTTGACATAGATTATTTTTCTTGCTTTGTCAATGGCCACTTCAGCCAAAGCATCTGGATCTATTGAGAATCCAAAGTCCATACCAAATGATGTTTGTAATTGATTAGGATTAAACTCGCCAAACTTCCAATTGGTAAACACAACTCCTTCAGCCTTATCCAACCATCCTCCTAAAATTGTATGCTGATATTTTTTAGGATTGTTTTCTTGTAGGCTTTCAATTTGTGATATAAATGAATCCGATAAATATTTTTGATTGTCCTTATAAGTTGTATGAATGTAAGTTGTATCCTTTTTAATTAATGAGGACCCAGCATCCACTCCTTTATTTTCAAAGAATCTTTTGTAAATAAAATGCTCTTTAGTTACAGGATTTAAAATTAGAATAACTCTATTTTGTTTTGTGTTATGCCTTACAGACAAATCAATCTTATCAAATACATCTTCATCAACTAATTCTTCAGCTTCATCAAGTACAAATGTAGTAACTCCAGCCAATGACTTTAGATTAGCCGTTTGCGTTCCACTACTTGTTTTAATTCCCTTAAATATTATCCTTGAATTAGTTTGAGTATTAATAATCTCATCCTTTGTGATATAGAAATGGTCCTGTAATCCTGCCGTTTCAATCTTGTCAGTAAACTCTGGAATGATTGACACATGAGCCGATGTAAGTGTATACCTTGTAAATAGTATTACATGACCTACTTCGTACGTTAGTAGCAAAAGGAATGAGTTTAAAGCATACGATTTACCTGAACCACGACCACCAGTTATTACATAGTATCTTGAATCAGAATAAAATAACGGCTTATATTTATCATTTAATTTTATCACTCAAATTTGACAATGTCTTTGATGTCGAAATCGTTAATTGTGTGCGTATTGTTTTGATCTATTACTTGCTTTGGCATACCATACCTATACTTATAAAACAATTCAATCGCCCATTTTTCTCCTTCTTTAATTGCTTGTGCGTGCTTTGATATTGCTTCTTCTGTAAATGGTTCTAATCTCTCATGGATAGCCTGTAAATCAGTTTTAGCAACTAATCTTAAATCAGTATCTCTAATTGGTTTTGTACTATGACCACCATTATTTTTTCTTTTATCCATATTAATACAAATTAATCAATTAATTTCTATAAGGTATAATTCCTCTTTAACTAACTTCCAATAGATCTTGTCATCTATCTTTAATTTTTGCTCAATTATCATTTGAACGATATACAATGCACATTGAATAGCCATTGTCTTGGTCCCTGTATAATAAAGACAATTGATAAACATTACCCTTGCCCGTTCATCAGGCTTCATTATCATGCTCCATGTACACTTTGCGTAATTTGCCTATGGTATCTCTCCAACATGAATCACATGATGTTTGTTGTAATCTTACATTAAAGACATTAAAATAAATATTAGATAAATCATTTTGTATCATTGGTGTTATGCTTTCATGATTAGCACCAAAGAATTGATCTAAATATTGATAATCCTCTATTGATAAACATTGTGGATTGTTGTATGGAAATAGTTTATTTAATATTTCCTTTCTCTTCTCACATCCGCAATCAAATCCTATTGCTTCTGCTAATTTGTCAACTCCAGCCTTTATACCGGTTGCTTCTGTGAACTTTTCTATTGAATCTCCAAGTCCTTGTGATTTTCTTTTGCCCATTGTTTTAATTTGTTTTTACAATTTCTTATTGTGTTATAAATTGATGTAAATGATATGCCTGATTCCCTAGACATTTTACGCATTGATATTCCTTTTTTTAAATATACTGAAAATAGCATCTGATCGTAATAGTCCCAAGTTGCTATGTAATCAAAATATGGTTTAGTTGATTCGATTATTAAATCATCGGTTAGGTAATCTGAAATTAGATATTCAATCTCCTTTGTAAACTCAACCTTTATTATTTTTACCCTTGATAAATCAGCAGTTAGGCTTCGTAATGTGTAATAGAAATAAGCCTCATTAATTTCTTTATTCTTTTCTAAAATCTTAATGTACGCTTCCTGTACTATGTCTTCAGCATAAACCACCTCGCCAAACTTTCTGACAATGTTAATCCAATGTCTATGTCGCTTAACAAGGTGATCTATTGCATTCACTTTATATTTTTTAGAACTAGGTTTTTTGTAATTCGTGATTTAAATACCAAATTGCTTTTTCCAAATCTTGCTTTTTATTTCCTTTCTTATCAGCTCGCAAAATATACTTTATTGAATTGCCAAGATTAAAATTTAAATCAAAAGAATCAATAATATCAATAACCTCAATGCCTTTGCTTTGATAATGTTGTGGGTGATCTATTAAATTATTACTCATGCGCAAAGTTTAATAAAAATTTATTGCAATTCCAAATAATCTTTAATTTTTTTTGTTTGTCTGTAAGCTGGATATGATGATCCATTTTGCATTAAGATTCTATTCTTATTTATTTCAAGGCTAAAATTTAAATCTAAATAGGTAGCGCAATCAATTTGTATTTGTCTTGTTGGATATTCTAACATTTTATCTATCCATTTAATTGCATTTCTATGATTTTCTTTCAAATCTCATCTGCTTTAAACTTTCTTATTAGTTCCTCGCAATCTTCCAACCTTCTAACTATCGTGTAATAATACCCATGTGCAAGTGCTATCTGTTGAAATGCTTTTTGATTCGGTTGCTGGCTTCCTTTTTCAATCTTAACTTCAACAAATAAACCTTTCCAGTTCTTATTAGAAATCATCCAAAACATATCAGCTACTCCAGCTTTAGCACCTTCCATTTTTAATTTTATTGCCACAAGCCTGTGCCTTGCTCCTCCGTTTGGAATCGAAAAATAATAAAAGTCTTGCGTAAAATCTAACCAATGACAAATGGCTACTTGCAGTTTATGCTCATATTCATTTCTCATTTGATTTTTGGTTTTTGATTTTTAGTTCTTAATTCAATTTTACTTAATGTTTTTAATGGTTTATTAATTATAGAATCTTCATTCTTTTTATAATAATATAATTGTATTAACCAAGTTGGAATTTCTTTTTTAATAATTTTTAGATATGTAATAAGTTTTTTTAATTCCTGATATGTTTTTTCATTAGTTAAAACATTGTCATAAATATATTTATCATAACCAGGCTTTTCTATTTCAATGAATTTATCAAATTTTTTCTTTAACAAATTTATTACATCATCAGTAAAAGTAATTTTTTCAAAATAATAATAGGTTTTTAATAAATCATAAGGTTTATATTTTAACATTTGTTCAATTGTCCAACCTTGATAAGTATTATTGATGCCATCCATCTTACTTTTTAAAGTTAACTTTCTCAAAGTAATTTTATCATTTATCATTTTGTTTTTGTTTTAAGTGGGTGTTCGGAATTTCCGAATTTGTGTTTTATAAGGTTCTAACCTTAATTTTTTAAAATATTATCAGGCTATTGCCTTATAATTAACCTACCATGATTCGTATATAATCTCAAATCAATAGTATCCGTAAATATATCTTCATCAGAATTGATTCCAAAATCATTATTGATTATTTTTTTTTCTAATGTCTGATTATTTTTTGTCGAGCAATAATAAGCATAGCAAATTAATGCCAGCGCAGTTCCGTAAATTAATTTTCTTTTCATTTTAAAATAAGTTAAGTTGAACTTTTGGTTGATAACTTGAATCGTACTTTTTGTTTTCTCCTTTCGGATAAGATTCAATCTTGTAATTTAAACTTTTTATAAATTGCTTTTTAAATTTACCCATAAAAAAAACATATCGATGCTTTCTTGGTCTTTCTACCATTTCAAATTTATCTGAACTTCTCATTTCTTCAGTTGTATATTTATCGCATAAAGATTTACTATGAGAATTTGAGCCAATCAATTGCCATTCAGTCATTTTAACTGATAAACCAGTGTAAATCCAATTAGTTGCTTGATAAATATAACCGTTATGATTCATTGATGTATCTGCATAGCTGACAAGAATCATATTTTCTTTAATCATTTTTAGACATTGTGATACAAAGAAACTCAAAGTATTTTTCTCTAATCCATCATTTACGCAAAGTCGATTTAATTCATAAACGTAGTGGCTATTTTCTTTTCCACAAATACCATCGCATAAACTTGGACTCGCTGGCTTACCTATTGTCATTATTCCTATCAATCTAATATCTTCGTATAAACCAAAGGCATAAGATATACTTGGAATACGTTTGGCATAATGCTTATTTAATAACCAATCGTATGTCATATCGCTATTAATAGACAAAACATGATATTTGTCAGGAATTTTCATATTTCATTAGGTTTAATATTTCCATCTTGATCAATAAAGCAATCAAATGTAACTAAAGAATTAATAAATTTAATATATCCTTGAGTTTTGCAATGCAATTTTCTTTCTTCAACATCTTGAATATTAGAATACTTATTCCAAAGTTCAATTTTTTCTTCTCTTGAAATTGTAGGTATTTTGAATTGTTCTAAATAATCAAATAGAATTGATAAGCCTCCAGCAATAAATGTAAACTTCTTATCGTTTTGTTCGCAGAATTTTATTTGCTTTGCATATTCATTGGCTGTATCAATCGCTTGCTTCTTTAATTCTTGATCACTTGGTTTTTCTTTCATTAATTCTATTGGTTTAGGTAAATTTTTAATTTCTTCTCGTGAATAATCTAAATAAGCATTCATAATTCTACCAAAGTATTCGCAAGAAAAATTCTCATAACATTTAGTATCTACTTGTAACTTTCCAGCAACTGCCATTTCAAATGCTAGTTTTATTTCTTCACAAGTATTATTACCAAAATTAGATTTTACAAAATTAGTTAGTACAAATTTTTCTTCTTCAGTAGGTAGATTGTTTCCGCGTAAGCCAACCAAAAGCATCGAGTAACGTAATGCTTGCTTTATCGTATCTTCGTTGCTTACACGCAAAGTATGGCCTATCTGTGCTTGTTGTATTGCTATTGCGTTACCACTTCCGTAACGCTTCCATTCTTGCTGCACTGGTACCAAGTTTTGGCTCATTGTTAGAATTTCCATTATTGTTAAATTTAGTTTTGTTTGAGATCCAAGTTTTTATTCTTCTTTCAATATTAAAAAATTTTTCTAATTCCCATCTTTCCTTTCCTGATTTATTTTGTTCAGTCCAGTAAGCATAGAAATTATCATAGTCATCACCTAATTCAAAAATATGTGGAGTTATTATATCTATTAACTTTACTTTACTTTCTTTTACTTTACTTAACTTTACTTTATCAGCGTTACGAACATGTTCTGAACGTGTTACATTTTCCGTAACTACTTGATTTTCACGCCATTCAGAAATACGTTTTGCGTTTTTTTCTTTAGAAACTTGATACTTTTTACTAAAGTTTAGCAATTGTTTGTTGAAAGTTTCACCATTGTTTGAAGAAATTAAATCAATTTGTTCCATAAACTCCCAAACTTTTTCTAATTTTTTGCCAACATTTAACTGATGTTTTAAAACATTTGTCTTTATTGGTTTTTCTTGTAATGCAAGTTTTTCTAATAAAGTATAAAATAATCCAAGACCTTCATACCCATATTGAAGATATAATTCAGTGATTTTTTCATCGTTAAATGAATTAGAATCATGTAGATAATATTTCATTTTTTTAAAATAAAAAAGCCAGTCTGCGTAGGAGTGCAAAACTGGCTTTGGTTATTAAACCTTATTAATTACCCAAGAACTCCTACCCTCTTGGACAATTATATTACAAATATACAAATATTATTTCTTTTGTTTAGGAATAATACCAAGTTTCTTGTAATCTTTTTCTAACTCTTTGGCTAAATAAATATGCCAAGTATTATATGTTAATTTTTTCATTGGTTGTAAATTTTAGTTATAATTTCGACAACTATTGCAAAGATCCAGCATGATATAATTCCCACAATTCCGACCATTGTAAAAAATTCAGCTATCTCACATGAATTATTGGATTTACCTTGCTTTCTCATCTTGCATTTGTTTAGCTATTAACGCAACCTCTTCCATTACTTCAGGATACTTTACATATCCTTCACCTTTATTCCTTGTGTTCCAATACACAACTTGCTGGACATTTAAAACATTCCATTCTCTTGCAGAAAAAGGTAGTATACCTTTCTTATTTAAACTATCGGCAACTGCTTGGTGAATATTCATTTTTTTGATCTTTATCATAATTAATTTTTGTTTAGTTCTCTTTCCATTTCTTCGGTAATTATTAGATACTCCTCGTATTCTTCTAATTCATTCCATTTCCTTTTTACTTTTAGATATGGTTCAATTTCATATTCTGAAAATGTTTTCCTTTCGCAAAATCTTGATCTATCTAATAAATCAATCCACCTAAATAAGTACGTTGTCTTTTTCATATCTAAAAAGGTAAATCTTTGATGTCTTTTGCAGGCATTGATTTTCCTATCTTAAAGTTGCCTAATATTGGCGCATTTTTTTCGGGAGTTTTAACACCATCTTGTGTGATGAAACCAAAGTTCCCGTAATTATCAGGATCCTCTTTTAAGAATCCTGAAATATTAAGGTATGTACCTTTCTTACCTTTGTAAAATTTTGACTCATCTAATAAGTCTACATTAATTGAAATGCTTACTAACTTGCTCATTTGGTTGGTTGGTTAATTGTGAAACTTAATTTTTTAGTACTTAATAATGGTAATATATTTGGATTTGATTGAATGTCGGCTAAATGATCATTATAGAATGATTTGCATCCATCAAGTGAATCAAGACTATCAATTATTCTTTTATAATACCCCAATGGCTTTGCTTCCACTTTCAATACTTTAGCCTCAACTTGTGTTCCAGCTGCATCTAAATCCTTGTCGGTAATTAATCCAAGCATTGATGATAAAGAATACCTACGGTAATAAGTAACTCCAGAACCATATGATTGGTAATCATTCATATTTCCAAGTTTTACCTTTGGAATGATTGTAAACGATTCTAATGATTCGCCAGATTCAACATGAAACAAAATAGTTCTGATGCCTTCGTTTTCAAGTAATTGGCTAAAGCATAACCCATTTTTTTTAAGCAATGGATTAATAACTGAAAAGATTTGTGGAAGATCGGCATAAGTGTAGTTATGGCCTTTGGTATCCTTATGAATGACAGGGCATTCATTCTGAAAATTGGATAATGATTTGATTAGGTTTTTCATGTTAGTCTTGGTTTAACTCTATAAATTTTGATTTGTAAATTCTTTCTTCTCGATATACTTTAGACCAAAAGTCTTCGAACCCCTCGCAATACCAAGTACAATAATAATACCCAGCTTCGTCTTGAAATTTTGCTTTATACTTATGCATGGCCTGTGATGATTGGGATGATGTGACAATACATAATATAAATAAAAATGGTGATGGCAATCATCCCATACAATCCTTCTGGATCTTGTTGATGAAATTCTTTAAAAAATTTAATGATTTTTTTCATTTGATTTAAGTTTTTAAAATAGCTTCGTTGCTATCTTGATACAAATATATACCTAATATTTTAAATAAAAAAACTTTATATAAATTTATTTTAATTATTTATTAGGTATAAAAAAATCCCCATCGGTAAGACCAATGAGGAAATTAAGACCAAACTTAAACCCTTTAACCTATTATGAAAATCAAATATAATACTAATTTACAATTTTACCATCCCTAATCTGAATATTATTTACTTTACTTTTTCCGTTCACAATTTCAACAATTGCAAAACCGTGATTGTGATGTGAGAATGGCATATATTTAGGAGAAAGTAATGTCAAACATCCAGTAGTATAGGTATTAATAAACTCTTTAAAACCAGTCTTCTTTTGTGTATTACTAGTCCTATGAACGTGACCCATTAATGTATTGCAGATTGTCTTATTAAATAGGTTTTGACTTGGGTTTACTCCACCACTACCATATAATTCATGTCCGTGTAATACTAATAAATCACCCATTTCCATTCCTTGCCAATCCTCAATCATTGTAATACCTAATTTATCTAACCTAAAAAATACATCAAATTGTAGATCATGTATTTGCGCAAATTCTTCAGCTTGTAATTGTAAAGACTTTGCAAATCTATTTTCGTGGTTACCTAACTTATAATAAATTGGAATGTTTCTAAATATGTCCCGTAACCTTTGCAAGAAATCTCTATTCATATCCACTTCCCTTTTAAAATCACGCATATCCTTTTCTTTTTCATGTCTAGAAATAGAATAAAAATCTTGAATATCGCCATTTAAATATAAGCAATCTATCTCTTGGTCCTTTAAATGCTTAATAGCACAGGTAAGCGCAGTAAGATCATGGTAAGGAAAATGAATGTCTGAAAGTATTCCAATCTTTTTTAAATTAGCAGGTAATTTAGCTGATATGTATTCTTTCCCAATGCTTGCTTCTATACCAAAATTGTCGAGTGTTTCAAGATTATAATTTACCACTAGTGGTGGCAATTCTAAATTTATTGATTGTGCTGACCTTTCTTTTGATAAGATGTTATTAGTAATCATATACTTTCTTAAAGAATCCCTAGATTGATACCCATACATGGTATGGAATGTATTATAAAAATCTTTATTTGTCATATTAGTGGAGTAAAAATGCTCCCTAATCTTTGTGACTTTATCGGCTTTGTTCATATTCTTCCATTAGTGTGTCAACAAGAAATTCTATGTTGTTTAATATTTTCATTCGTAAACCATAGGCCACATCATCAATATATTCTATGTTCTGCATTACATCCATCATAGTTTCCAATAGATCAGATGTTTTGGTCCTTCTATTTTCTAATTGCTCAATCGTTTTTGATCCCATCAATAGATGAATTTAAAATATATCCAAACAGAAATTAATAAACCTTGAATTAGCATTATAATTATGGCCCATGTTGGAATAACTTCTCTTACAATTCTTTCAAATGTAATGTGCTGGTTATCTTTTAATCGAGATTGATATTGTTTTTCGTAGATATTCTTAATTGAATCTATATCAATTGTCGCTTTAATACTTCCCTTGTAGGACCTTATAATTATGCGACCTTGTGGAATGGTTATCTTGCTATAAAATCGTGTCAGAATACCCGAAGAATCGCACGGATTTTCAACTATTAAAGTATCTTTAACACTATCATAAATATGAACTATCTTTTCTGTCCTAAAAGTATCTACTTTAATAATGGTTTTTTGATTTTCTACCTTGCTAGTCTTACAAGATATAATAGCAAAAAGTATAAACAAAAATGTTAATTTTTTCATGAAAAATAAAGATTAGATTCTGCTTGTCTTCGTAATGTTAATCCTTTTATTGGAACTCCTTTGACTTTGTTCCAAATTAAAAATTGGCTCTCAATAAATTTGTCATTAGGATCAGCATTTACTTTTTTAAGTAAAGTGGAATTTTTTAATGCACCGGTACCTACGTTATAGGCAAATGAAACAAGCGCATCAAATTGTTCTTGTGTAATATCATCCCTTGTGAATGAGTCAACTGAACTTTCATAATGCTTTAATACATTTAAGAATATTTCTGTTGCTCTTGCTTGGCTAATCTCTGGGTCTGTCATCTTTACCTTTGTACCATCTTCATAATAGGTACATCCTATTGATATTGTGGCAATGCCAGCTGGACATAAGTAAGGTTTTAATTTAATGCCCTCAAATTGCTTTAGGAGGTCGAGTCCTTTTTGGCTTATCTTCATCAAGTTTGCTTCTTAACTCTATGTTTTCAGTTCTTAAATTATGAATTTCGGTGGTCAAGGTTTCAACCTTAATTTTTAATTCGGCAACTTCTTGCTTCATGTCGTTTGCCATTTCTCGCCAAATTTTAATCGCTTCTTGGACATTAGTAATCTCACCTGCCTCAACTTCCACTTGTGCTTTCTTTCTGCCAAAAATCCAAGTAATTGCAGATGCAAAAAATGCAGTTAATGTAGGCAAGATTACTTCGTTCCAATTTTCCATTATTTAATCCAAGGTAAAGTTTTTGTAATAATTAATTCATCATTTAAAAATTGATAATAAAATTCAATATCAATAGATTCTTTTATCCAATCAATAACTAATTCTTCAGTAATATCTTCAAAAGAAATAAAATTAGAATTATCTGGATTTTGCAACTTTATTGTTTCAAACAAACTTTTATTGCCATTTTTTAATTCGTATTGAACTTCAATAATTACATTTTTTAAATCATTAATTTTTTCAACACAAACTAAATTTACTATTTTATATTCTATGTTCATGATATTATGCAAAAGTTAAACTGTTTGTTGTTATATAATTAGTAATTGCGTTAAATATTAGTAATCTACCTGCATCATTAACATGAGTATTATCAGTTGTATATGTACCACTTTGAGTAACAGGATTCCAAGCAGTTCCCGTTGCAGAAATATATTTAATGTACACTTGTTCAGCACTTGAATAACTTGATACTAATGTTTGCATTGCTGCTCTATATGTAACTAATCCAGCTTCATTAGTTGTGCTACCATTAGGAAAAGATCCTAAAACCATGATATAACAAGTTGGATATTTTTTTCTATAATAATTTATCATTTTTGTAACGTTAGAAACAGATGTTGCAGTAGCAATTGATTGACCAATGTCATTTGTTCCATGTTCAATAAATAAAAATTTAGGGTCTTGTTTAAAATCATACCAATTGTTATATGATCTATAATCTTCCATTATATTGGTTTGACTGCTTGAAATAGCTCTATTAACTACTCTTGTTTGAACATTTAAATTATCTTTTAACCAATTTTTTAATAAATATGTGTAATTATTCCTATATCCAGAACATCCTGTACCATTAGTAATAGATGTACCTGCCCACACCATTGGTCTTGATGAAAAATCAACATCATTTGAAATTGAAATTGCATTTATTGACATTGTAATTCTTAATGGTAATATATTTTGAACAGTTAATGTATATGTTTTAGTCCCATTATTTGCAATTACATCAGTAGTAGTCATTGTATATGTATTACCAGTTTGTGCTAATGTAAAACCAGTACCTGATGCAGATATAAAATTACATCCTACTGGTAGTTTATCACTAACAACAATAGAACCACTTGTTGATGAACCACTATAATTTGTTACCGTTACAGTAACAGAATAAGTTTTCATATTTGAATTTACAGGAGTTGTATCACTTTTGCTTACAAGTAAATTAGATAAATTACAAGTTCCAGAAATTGAATTAGGATTTGATAAAGATGCATCTATTACAGAAAAATTACCATATTGGTCAATTTTTTGAAATGTATTTATTGGTATTGTAACTGAACCATTAACAACATATGTAGATGACATACTTCCAATAGATGATGTTTGATAAGTATTAATCATTTGTATAATACAAGGATTATCACTTGTTATTTGTACAGATTTAATGTACCATGCATTATCGATATTCCAAATTGGTTTGGTAGTAGAAAAAGTTTGACCTCCTGATGTTCTTTGACCATTCCATATTAATGCAATTTGTGTTGCAGTTGCTGGTGTATATATTCCTTCAGTATTTAAATATTCTTCAAAATCATTATATCCATTATTTTGTACAGGAAAACTTGCCATATCTTTTTATATTTAATTTTTAATTATCAGGTGTAGATGCAATCCATTCTCTATTTCCATCAGCTTTCCACAAATAAGTTGAACGAATATATCCTTTATTTTCATCAGTTGTAACCGTATAAATTGTATTTTTAGTAGGATTTCCATCTGCTATCATTAAAGCATAACTAGAACGTAATAAATAAACAATTCCTTGTGTTATTGTAGTTGAAATACTAATAGAACCATTACCATTAACAATCACAATACCAGTTCCTGCACTTAACGTAGCTTTAGATAAAGTATTTCCTGTGCTATTACCAATAAGCAACTGCCCATCTGTATATGTACTTTGACCTGTACCACCTCTATTTGGTTGAACTACGTTACCATTCCAAGTAGCAGATGTTATTGATCCTGCATAATCAAATGTATTTGTAGACCAAGATACGTTTGCGGGAGCCTCAAAATGCCTATCCCAACTTCCTGCCGCTATACTATTATCAATCAAAATAACTTCACAATAACCACCAGATGGAACAGATACAACTAAAGTATTGCTATTATTATTTACTAATATTGCGCCACTACTTTGATTGTTATTAAATGAAAATGATGAACCATTTGATAATGTTGTTGCATCTGGTAATTTAATTGTTTGTCCTCCACTTCCATTTACTACAATTTCAGGTGCAGAACTAACTGTTAAAACTACTTGAGTCCCCGAAGCAGTAATATTAGAAAAAGCATTTAAGAAATTATTTGCAGTTATATTATTTGTTCCTAAATTAACATTTCCTGATGCTCCTGTATATGGAACATAAGTTGTTGTTGCAGAACTTGTAGTTAAATAAGTATTTGTATCATAAGATATTGTACCTGACGTAGACTTAACAAATCCTGTTCCTGATAAACTTGCTTGTTTAGCATTTAAAGCATTTTGTAGATCAGTTTGATTAGATAATGTTCCTAATATACTTCCCCAATTGATTGTGCCAATACTATTAATTTGTACATAAGCACTACCATTCCATCTATACATTAAACTTGTGGAACTAACAACATATAATATAGTAGTTTCACCAATGGCAGGTAAAGCACCAAATGTACTTACTAAAAAATAATTAGATCCAATAATATTACCACTTGTATTACTAACATTAATTGAAACTAAATTGGGAGTAGCATTAATCTGAACATTATCCGAATTATCCGTAACTACTATGTCTATAATATCATTCGCCATTATCGTGTAATTTCTTGAGTTATTGAAAATATTCCTGCAACGTATGTCTTAACCGTATTATCAGCAAATTTTATTTCTATATCATATTCATAATCTAACACAGGTATGTCAATAATTTGAGTATTAATTTTAAATAAGCCATTAATTGCAGATGTAATGGTAATGCCTGCACTTGATACAGATGTTAACGATAAAGCAGATGTAATATCATTAGGATTGGTCCTTAATTGCATCCTAATGATTGCACCTGTTAAATCTTTAGCAATACTATTAACCTTTAACTCAAAGTTAACTTGATCAAATGTATCACCTTTAATATGGCTAAAATTAAGACTCATTTTCTATTTTTTTTAAATATACTTTTAACTTCTTTATGTTTTCTTTTTTTGGCTTATAAGACCCAGCCAACAAAATCACTTTCTTTGCTTGGGAATACATCTGCATTGCTATTTGTGTTATATTCAGGATACAAATTATTATTAAAACTCATGTAGTCGATAAACCTTCTTGTGTAATTTTGTGCAATTGACCTTTCTTTTTCGACTAAAAAATCAATCTCCGATTTGTCAACATTAGAACTATTTTCACTTCCATGTTTATAGACTCCTTTGTTGGCTATTGTGTAAGCTGCGAATGGTAAAAATTCTACCATAGACCAATGAATTAACATAGGTTTGATATATACATTTAATAACATTAAATAATTACCTGCTAAAGTATTGGATACTATATCAGCATTAATTTTATTAAATAAATCCGTACCTAAATAACTTTGAATATGAATATCTTGTGCTAATTTAACCCATTGCACAAAATTGTCTGTGTCAATATTGCCATTTAACGCAGTATATTTAATTAATTCATCCCTACTTATAAATAATGCAGTAGCCATATCTTATTTTGGTAAAAATCCTTTATTTGGCATATCAATAGGTCTTGTATAAACTAATTTGTTATTAGTTGGCAATATCTCACCTTTTTTTCTTGCCTCTGCTGGAGTTACTTCCACAGATCCTTTTCTACGTGGATCAATAAATCTCTTATACGTTTCCCTCATCCAATAATGGTGACAGGCTCCGCCTCCTTTATATAAAAATATGTCGTATGTATCTGCGCCTCTTGGACCAAATCCTTCGTTTACAGGTTTTTCACTCATTCGCATTATATCTTCTTTACGATATAATTTATTTGCAGCAATCATTTTCTTGCAAAATAATCTACTCTTTTCTGTTATTTCTCCTTTGTACCTATATCTCGATTGGAATAATTTACCATCTTGATCTGAACCAATATTAGGCCTTGCAACTCCAGTACTTACAAACTCATATATCTTGGACATCAATGATTTTTTAGGATTGTTTAATGCCTCTAATTCTTCATCCAATCTTGCTTCCGTTTCTAAATCATCAACCCTTCTTGAATCAATTAATTCCCATTCTTTCAAATCAATATCCTCGCCATATTCTTCTACATTTAATTCATCAATATGTGATGATAAAGCCACCCCTGTTTTCTCTTGCACCTGTTCTGCACTAACATTAGGATTTAAATCAATAAATTCTAAAGGTTGTAAGGTCTTAAAATATAGATTTAAACTAATTTTGTTGTAAGCTAAAATTTTGTCAATTCCATCAATAAAAGTATCTTGGAAATAACGAATAACCATGTTATCAAATAAAGTAATAGCGTTCTTTAACTCATCAGCATTTGAACTAAATCCATTTGCACTCGGTATCCCAAATTGTAAACCACTTACAACACCATGACCTAATAATATTTTAGATCTTGATTCTTCTGATAAATATTCGTAATGCTTTGGAGCTTCATTTAAAGGAACTGAATCCAAAGTGGTTTTTTTCGTTTCATCGTTATTAAATGATACCACTACCTTTTTACCTTTGGACCCTGTTAATGTTGATGTAACTTGCCTTGAAATTAATTCCCTTTTTTCCTCATCAGGAATACCATTGTTAAAGTTAATAATGCTTGTTGGACTAAATCCATTCTGCACATCATTAATTAAATAATCGGCTATTTCTTCTTCTAATTTTGCATAAGGAATGCAACCAATATAGTCAACATTTGAATAGTATTTTTGGCCTACCGTATAATTGCCAACATAAAGAATTTCTAATGTCTTATCACCAAATCCAAATGCAGGAATACGTTTAGGAACATAATTTTTTAAATCTTCCCAATTATCAGAATAATAATAGGCTTCAACTTCACCTTTTTTATTACATTTTTCTGCTCTTAATAATTGAACTGGAATATGCTCAACTCTAACAATTTCAGTCTTTTGTTTGTTGTATATTAATTGAAATGCAAATTGACCTAATAATTTTAAATCAGAAATCCCTTTTTTTACAACATCTTTTCTGAATAGCATTATCATTTGTGCATATTCATTCGGTTTCTTATTCGAATCTGTTGCATCTAAACCACGACCATATATTAACTTAACAATGTTGTTAATTACTGAATTGTTAGTTGTAGATCCGTTATATCGATCAATTAAAAACTGAAAAAAGTTGTTATTTTCCCCAAATTCTACCCATTCATCACGTTTAGACTCCACAATTTTTGGTTGTGAGTATGCCTCAAGCTGAATAAAATGTGAATTTAAATGGTCCTTCTTATTCATAGAATATTATTGAATCTGTATTAGTTGTGTATGTACCTGAATTAACTGAATAATTTTCAGCAATTTGATTTGTACAAAAAATCTTAATGTTATTTACTAAATGATAATCCAATTTATTATTAATTACCCCATAATATTTAATTTTAAAGGTATAAAAATGACCTTCTTTTAAATCAAAAACCATTTTAAATGTAGTATAAAAACTCTTTTTCTTGCAATTTATCTTATAAGAAGTTTCAACATTAGTTGTTTCATTCTTAATAAATAAATAATTGGCATCACCTACTCTTGTTGGTATAAATGATACTTCTTGATTGCTTGCAGATGGTTTTAATACGATCATAATGTATAAACGCAAAAAAGTGTTTTTGTTTTCTTTTTAACGAAAAAAGGGAGCATCTGCCCCCTAATTTCAAACCAAATAAACAAAATTTATTAAACTCCAGATGTAACCGTTACGCCAGCAGCAGTTAAAGTAGTTGTAATAAAGTTTGCAGGTACTGGTTCTTCCCCTACAATTGTAATAGTGTAACCAGACATATCACCCATTGCTGCACCTGTAACAATTGTACCCCCTGTAACATCAAGACCGTTCTTTAAACCACAATAGAAAAAGTTTCCATTGTTATCTTCAACGATTGCTTGAGGTCTACCATATGCAAGTAATTTAATTTGCTTATGGTCCTTAATAGTTAATTGCTTTAAACTTAAATTTAAAGTTTGAGTGAAAAAAGTAGTTCCATTTTCTCTTGAAGAATTAATGGTTTGCTCAAATGAACTTGATCCTTTCAAATCATATTTGAATCCAATTGGAGTTCCTGCAATTGCAGTAATAGCATCTGTATTTGTTG